ATATTTGTGGTAACATTATGTTTACCTTTCCTTAAAAAATACGTGACACCCTCACGCTGGGATAAAATTATATCTCGCCATCCAACCAAGGTGGTAGAGATAATGTTTCTAAATCAGGCCAGCCAGTGCTGTAATCATTGGTTTCTTTTGCCCGCTTTATCTTATGTAATGTTTGCATCATTTCTTGGCGTGCGTACCTGTCATATTTATCTGACAATTCATAACACGCTGTTGCATGTGGTTTTTCTTTTTCAATTGCGATAAATATAAAATTAGAAATCTTAATACCTTCAATCTCTAAACAATATCTGTAAAAGCTTTGTTGCAAAGAATAATTAAAATTCCTCAAAGCCTTAGAAAATCCATTCAAGCTTGCATCTTGGCATGTCTTAACATCAATAATTAAGCCAGCAGATGCTAAAAATCCATCAGGCCTAGTTTTAAGACCTAATCCAGTTTCAGGACACGTTACAAAGAATGATGCTTCTGTAATCAACTCTTTGTTGTTCAATAATTTAGCTCCCATAGGGTGCGTTAAACACTCTTCAGCCATGTCACATGCTAAATCATAGTCAGCCTCGGTCAGAAGTAGCTTATTTTGCTTCTCTGCATCCTCTTTAGCTTCACTCCACGCTTTACCGCGCCTTGTCTCTGGCCCACGTAAAATTAAATCTTTCTCTGGCTCAAGTAGCATCGCATGTACTGCCGTACCTAAATCAAAGGCAGGGTTTTCTTTGCGTACTTTACCCTTCCAATGACGTAATGTTGTGCTGGCTACTGCCTTTAAATCACTTGATGATATATTCTCATGTGCATGATACTCTTCATTGCTCATTTTATTACTTAAAATCATAGTCATAGTTTATTCTCCTCTATTTAAAATTTTCTGCCCCATATAATGCAATCAAAGCGGCTTCTGCACGTCCGTCATCTTTGACTCTACTAAATAATTGAGCATATTCTGGGAAACGCTCGGTTGCTTTACTTCTACTTACACCTTTGTCCCTGTTTAAACCAAAGTGTTTCTTCCATTTTGCGGGCGTTACATAATGCAATGGATGTTTATTAGCTGCAATACATGCTTGTAACATCCCATAACCCTCACCAAACCTAAATACGCTTGATACACCCTGTCCTGGCATTGCACTTACACGCTCTACTACTGCAAACCTGTTTTTTGTTTCAGGCTCAAGAAGGTTAAGCAATGTATGACAGTCTATAATATTCTTGCCAGCATGATTTAACATTATTGGCATATCGTGGATTTCGAGTTTATTGGCTTCAGGCCAATAAATCGCAATCGCACCACTATATCCTGGATCAATACCAAATATTGAAAGCATATTAATCTTCCTATTTTGGCTCTATGTCTAAAACTAAACCATGACCCACAGATATTGCGGACAAATCTTCCTTTGGTGGGCTAACTTCAACACCCTGCTTTGTCACCTGCATAAGTGCCGCCATACGAACATATGCTGTGAATGATAATCCACTCTTATGCGCTGCCTCACTTATTGCTTGATCTTGGCTTTCACTAAAACTTATTAATCTTTTCTTGTCCATTTTGTTCTCCATTTCTGTTGCTTAACCTTACTTATATATATAAATCATATTGGTGCAATATACTATTCATCATTTTTTTTAAAATAAACATATCTAAAAGTTTTCTTACCATCAATTGCGCCAATAAAAGGCGGTTGTTTTTCGTTACTACGCAAGACCAAACCTTGATTAAAAAGCACATTTAATTGTGGTGCTACATAAGAAACGCTTAACCCTGTATTCCTAGCAATCATTGACGTTGTATATCTACCACCACGATTAATTGATTTTAAAATACGCTGTTGTTTTGCTATTTCATGCTTTGCGGGAAAGCTTTGCGAGTTTAACGCAATGTTTTTATTTACACTTGATGTTGATAAACTTTGTATTTTTCTAGTCTTATGTAATGCAGTTCTTAATCCTAACTTAATTTGCTGTTTTTCAAATTCTTGCATCTTGTAAGAATATATTATTTCGTAATGGTGCTTCTCGTCATTTTGTTTTAATCTTTCTTTAAGTTCTTGGATGTTTTTTGGTGGCTTCTCAGTTTCAACTCCATCAATTCCATCAAGGCTTGCTGCTCTTCTAAAAACCACCTGTAGTATTTCCTGTCCCTGGTCGGGTCTGGGTTTTTCATGTCCTCTATCATTAATGAGTTCATTTTCATTAATCTCAATGTCATCTTGTGGGCTTCTGAAATGTGCATATTTATCCTCATGCATTATAAATTTAATGTTATATAAAGCTTTTGCTCGCGCTATATAGCTTTGGTTCATATCTAACAGCCTTGAAGCTTCAGCTTGCGTTAAGCCTTGTTCTGCTGCAGTTTTAATTTGCCTTACAGTTCTGGGATCAATGGGCATTATTCATACCTCACAAATTTACCATCATCATCTAATGCAGGCATTTTTGTACGCTCTGGCTTTTGTATTGTTTTAATGTGTTTTTTAAAAACTTCATTTAAAATATTATTGGTGTTAAAAACAATCTTTTTGCCACCAACAATTATTGCTTTATCTTTATTCATAATTTTAACCCCTCTGGACGTAGTTTTGGTTTAATCGTTATTGATGAAATTTTATCTGTTTGCAGGCATTGCCCCATCGCATCAGGAAAATGTGGATAATATTCGTAATATATTGCTGGCAATGCATCCCCACATTCTTTTGCGCTGGCATACATTTGCTCAAAGTTCGATCCACCTTCTAAAGTCAAAGAAATGCTTAAAAGTGTAAAAAAAGTCATGTGTTCGATTCCCTTTTAGATTTATAAAGCTTTTGCTCTGTGGCAACTTCCCATAATTTAGATAAAGGTAACAATTCACTTTGTTCAATCATCCATCCTTTACCATGCCCCAAATCATTTAGGACGGCTTGCTCCAAAAACATAGTTTTTGTTGCAAAGCCAGCTACATTCATTTTATCTTCATCAACTTTTGCCACCAATACAGCACAATTTGATTTAAATGATTTTTTGCTTTTAAACAGCAGCTTACCATGTGGGTAAAACGTCGATTTAACATCAATTGAAATATTGTGTAAAAACATATCTGCACCGCTATCAACGCCTAATTGGAATGGGTTAAAATCTAAATCAAAAACCTTTGACACGGCTAATTCTGCTTTTATGCCTAAATAATCTAAATCCTGGTCGGTTCTGCTGCTATCTTTTTTTTGATTTGCAACACCGCTTAACCTTGCCAACTGCCAGCGTAAAGTTGCAGCTTGCTTGCAATCGCTCAATTCTTTACGTGATAATGTAACAATCATTTCATAAAGCCCCTCTTTTCAACGAACAAGTAGTCATGCTTTAAATTAATAAGGTTTAAAGATTTCAACGCTTCATATTTAATATCTTTTAAATCTGTATTTAGTTTTAAACCGTATTCTTCTAAATATTCTTTAACAAGTTTTAATGATTTTTTGCCAAAATTTGGTATATATTTAAAAAACTTATCGTTTCTCAATATTAAATCATAATGAAAAACTTCAAATCCAAGTTCATTTATAAAACAATTTCTAATCCTAGTTGTAAGTTTACTTTTATCTATTTGTGTAAACAATAATTTATATAAATGCGGGTCAACACTTTCAAGATTATGGAATAAAAATATCTTTAATTTCAATTCGTCCATGTTTTCAATTAAAGATATTGTCATTTTTTGATCGTTGCTTATCATTTTAAATTACCTCCAAATCATCAAGTTCAAGATAATCTGTTACAAAATCTAATTCTCGTAATGATCTAAATTTCATAGGCGTCAAATCGTCGTTTACAATTGGCTTGCCTAATTCGTCTAATATGTGAAATGTTAATTCATCAACTTGAATTGAAAATTTATCCTGGACGGCCATGTCATACCAAGGTTGGGCTACTACTTTACAAGTTGTCATTTGTTTTGCTCCTCTTTTATTTCTGGCTCAATTCCAATCGCTTGCCTTGCATTTAATAAAGCATTTGCTAAAAGATTAGTCGCCAGCATATCAGATAAGCAATTCCAGTCTGTATCTGGTGCAATAAAATCAAAACAATCTTGCACAATTTGCGCTAAAAACTCTAAATATTTTAGTTCAATAAATACGTTTGTTTCATTTTTGTATAAACCAAGCGAATATTTTGCAGCCATTAAAGCATCTGTAATATTTATAATATATTCTAAATCTTCATTATCAATCGTTTCTAAATGTGAATTTTCTAAATCTTTACGCACAAAATCGAATAGTTGCTCCAATGCTTCACGCTTTATTTTTACTGTATCTTTCATTTGCTTTGCTCCTCTTTTGTTTTATTAAATACTTCCCAATCTCCGCCTAATGAAGCCATTTTCATTATCATGGCTAATTCTGCTTGTTTACGTGTTTTATATGTTTCATCTGATACACCATATCCTCTTAATTTATCGCGTATCTTATAACCTTTAAAAGTTGCCTTTTGTTTAATATAACAATCTTTTAAACCTATGTTTGTTCTTTTCATATCTTTGCTGAATATACCGATCATGCTATCGTTTGACGTGCAAATTACTGAATAAATGCCTGTTGTATCTTTAAAACATTTATAGCTATCATTTGACCAGCGAACATCTAAACCGCTGTCTAATGCTTTAATTAATTCTTGTCTGTTCATTATGCAGCCTCGCAATTTGTTAAATGAAATTCTATTGCATTATCTATAAGCTGCTCGTTAAGCTTGTTTAATGTGTCCAGGCCTAAAAACTGAACTAATACTTTTTGCGCGTATCCATATGAACAATCTGCATCGTGTGCAATGTAACTTGTAAAAGCATTAATAACGAATGAACGTAATTTTTTGCGGTTGTTGTTACATTCTGTAATAGCTGCAAGATTTTTCCTATAATGTGGTTCGCCTAAATATGAACCATCGAGCCAGCAAGAAAACATATTAATGGTGTAATGATCCCCGCTTAATACATCGCCTTGTAAATCTCGGATAATGTTTTGTTTAATTTCATTTGACATTGTTTTATTCCCTCTTGTTTTGGTTAAAGTAAATTCTACAATTAGCACTCGTTAAAATGCTAATGTTAAAATTAACCTACTAGCAATTGATTAGGTTTTACGCTGCAGCCGTATGACCTTGCACGATTGCCGCTCTCTTGCCATTCGTTTAAATATCTAAACTGAATAATATCATTATCTAATATTTCAAATACTCTAACATCTAGGCCAGCAAATTTTGGTTGTTCAATTAGACCTCCATTACCATTGCTTGCAATTCCGAATTTTACATTAATCATAGCGTCACCTCATTAGCTAGTTTTTCGTTTATGTGATTATTTTTTTCTAACATATCAATAAATTCAACAAATTCTGATCTAATCGTTGCGTTGTATTCGTTTTGAATTTTACTTTTGGCATAATGTTTTAAATGCTTGTTACCTTGCCAAAAAGCATTTCTAATTTGTGCTTGTGTTGTAAAATTATATTGCATTGTTTTATTCCCTGTTTGTTTTGTTATGTAACCTTATTAATATATATTGTATATACTGTCAATAGGTAATATATAAATAAAATATAATAAATATATAATAATATATTGACAGCTGCAGCAATATGCATTAATTATTATGTATAAATAAAACAAAGAGGGATAAAACAAATGACCAATAGAGAATTAAGAACAATTAAACGCCAGCGAAAAATTAGGAATGAATTGATATTGTTAGGCGTGTATGATTTTGCTGGCCTGGTATGTTTAGTTGGTGCAATGGTTGGAAGTGTTTATATTATTGCGGGGTGGATTTAATGATATTTGCTGGTAAAAATGAAATTGAAGCAAAGCAAAACGCCAGCAAAGCTTCAATTGATAATAAAGGTAAATATATAACATTATATGCTTGCTTTGGTATATATATGCAAATATCAAAAAACGTAAATGTACATGATCCAAGTGACAGCTTATTCGGTGTATATTGGTTAAATGGAAAAGAAAAAGCTTTTACTGATGCACAAATTATAAGAGATGAACAAGCGACACCAAGTTTATATTAATATAAAAAGCCTGTATTATTTGCAGGCTTTTATTACGTTTAATGGATGGGTTTAATCTTATATTATCACTAGCAAACAGTAGTTAAAGAAAATATATTATTATTATTTATCTCTGATAAATAATAATAATATATTTTTAAACTGTCAAGTATTTTAGATATAATTAAATTAAATTTACTGAAAAGAAGTAATAATAAATTAAACATATGTTCCCTTTGCTGGCTAATGCTTGCATTACATTTGTATTACATTGCTAAACATGGGCAAGGGAAAGTAAGCATTGAATGATATTGTTAAGCGTGGGTTAAACGTGGGGTGAGACGTGGGTTAAACGTGGTGCAAGATAAGACGTGGAAAGCATACAGACAGCAAAGCGCGGGCGCGTGCATGTATTGCTATGTTATAACATTGTCAATTAGTTTCGGATAATCCGAACAACGCATAGCTCATATTAAGCATATATTAGGCACTATTTAGCTAAGTGTTTGATATTGCTTAACTAATGTCATTCAAGCTGCTTAGAGTCCGATAATGTATATTATGTTAAGTTTCGGTTTAATAGAATTAAGCGATTGATTAGCGCTGGCAATATATGGATTAGCCCCCCCGTCTCGCAATATTTTACCCACTATTATTATTATTACCCTCTCACATACAAGCCCACCCCCCCCCGTACCCCCTTGCATTATACCCCCATCTTGTCGTAAAATTTTGAAAAATTGGAGAATAGCAATGGCAGGTAGACCGTTACGCAAACGTATATTAAATGAGATACAGCAGAAGGGCGGGGCAGATTACCTGTTTGAAGAGATTGCATCAGGTAATACAATAACCCAGCTTGCGAAAGACTTTGGGTGCAACAGGCAATACTTGAGTACGACAATAAATAATGTGCCAGAGTATGCCCAAGCTTTAGGTAAAGCTAGGCAAGAGGCAGCAGATGCCCTCGTAGAGCAAGGTCTTACAATGGTAGATGATTTGGATGGTGGCAGCACATCAAGCGAGATAGCCGCCACCCGTGAAAAGGTTCAGTGGCGTAAGTTCATGGCAGGCTCGTATAACCAGGAGCGTTACGGGAATAGACCCCAGACAAACGTGACTATATCTGTGGGTGACATGCACCTAGACGCATTACGCAAAGTTAATTCCGATTTGGCGGCAATAGATCGTGAAGATCGTGAGCGTGAAGCCAAGACGATTGACGCAGATTATGAGGATGTATCAGATGAGTAGTAATCCATTACAAGAGTTTGTCCTACGCTATCGAGATGACCCAGTGTTATTCGTCAAAGAGGTGCTAGGCGCAACACCATATGATTATCAATCCGAATTTCTGGAGGCTATAGCGAATGGTGAGCGTAAGATGTCAGTACGATCAGGCCACGGAACGGGCAAGTCCACATCTGCATCCTGGGCAATGCTGTGGTTTGTTTTACTGCGTTTTCCCAATAAGGTTGTTGTTACAGCCCCCACGTCGAGCCAATTGTTTGATGCATTGTTTGCCGAGTTAAAGCGTTGGATAAATGAATTACCGCCCAACCTACAGCAATTGCTAAATGTAAAGTCAGACCGCGTTGAGCTAACGTCTGCTGCGGCTGAAGCGTTTATCTCCGCTAGAACTTCTCGCGCAGAAACGCCAGAAGCCCTAGCTGGTGTTCACTCCGAGAATGTTCTTCTGGTGGTAGATGAAGCATCAGGTGTGCCAGAAAAGGTGTTTGAAGCTGCGGCTGGGTCTATGTCAGGCCATAATGCAACCACGCTATTGCTATCTAACCCCACACGTTCATCAGGCACATTCTTTGAAAGCCAAACACGTATGGCCAAATCTTGGT